ATCTACCTCACGGAGCTGGAGTGGAATCAGATTGCCAAGGCCGACACGACCGTGCTCGTGAAGACCGTCCGCTACGTTGGCAAGGAGGGACAGTTCGGTGGCAATACAGACTTGGAGATTCCGATGTACAACCTTGTGACCCGCATCGTCTTCGCAGCCCAGCGGTCGGACCGGATTCTTGCGAACGACTGGGACAATTACACGAACTGGCTCGACCCGAAGCGTGCACCCTGGACTCCTATCTCCAGTGCAGCAGTGACCTCACTCTATTCCTCGGGACAGCAGCAGACGACGTCCACGTTCCCACGGGACCCGATGGTCGACGGAGTTCTGATGTTTGATGCCAAGGAGCGCTTCCAGACGAAGCCTCTGCCGTACTTCTCGCTCCTTCAGATGTACCGGCATACAACCGGAGAGGCTCCGGGGCTGGCTGGGCTCTACATGTATTCCTTCGCACTGGACCACGACCAGTACCAGCCGAGTGGCGCTGCGAACGGCAGCCTTTTCAACAAGGTCACGCTCCGACTGACGCTGCAGCAACCCCTTCCGCAGGCCAGCACGGCGACAGGCGCACCGACGACCAACATCGTCTGCGTGTTGAAGTCGACCGTGTTCAGTCCCAACCCGACCATCATTCCTGCGGGGAATGTGGGTCTCTATGACCCGAATGAACTCGTGACGGTGGTCCAGGGCAATGACAACGTCATCTTTGTCTACACGTACACGGTCGGTGTCTACGTGGAGGCCATCAACTTCTTCCGCATCGTCTCCGGTCTTGGCAATCTTGTGTTTGCGAATTAACAACAGGATGGTTGTCATCAAATCGGCAAAGTTTGGAGACGAGTACGACACCACCGATGTGTCGAAGTCCCTCGCAGACAAGGTCAAGGATGGGGCGATTGATATCTACGTGGACTCAGGAATCATTCCCTTTGTTGACAAAGCCAGTGGCGTCAACCGAACACGTCTCACGGATGACGAAGCGCGTGAAATCAAGGACACCGTCGCCGAGATGTGTGGACCCACCGACCAGGTGTGCATCGAAATCAAAAAACAGGAGCTGGCCGAGGCGAAACTTAAGCAGAAAGAGGCCACGAAGACCACCTCCACTGCGCAGGTCATTAAGGGACGGAAGCTCACCGTCACGTATACGGATGACTCGGGGAGAACGCGGACCGCGATTATTCCGGAAGGCCAGCAGTTTCAGGTGGGAGACCTTGGGAAACTGAAGCCGACTCCGGAACCCGTGGACACGACACCAAGTGCTGCATCTCAGGTGTTCTCCTCCGTCTGGGGGGTTCTCGGCACGACGGTTCTCGTCTTTCTCTACGCAGCGAGTATCATCGTGACCTGGATGACATTCGTCAAGTATGGGTCCAAACTCGTTGCCGGTGGGATGGTCGCAGTTGCCGTCTTCATTCCCTATTCTGGCTTCGGACTGTCGTTCTTCGGTCCGTTCCTTGCCGAGTACTTCCGCGTGGACAAGCTCTCGCGTCTCAAGGCAACGGTTCCCGAAGAGTTTGCCGCGATTGCGAAGGCCAACCCGTTGTTGCTTCCCACGGGTCCGGCGAGTGGGAACATCCTCTCGGGAAGGAAGTAATGCTCGAAGCCCGCTGGGTCGTTGCCGGCGCCATTGTCGGCATGCTGATTTCCACCGTCCTCATTCCTCCGACCCGAAAGGTCAAGGTGCTCCCGCAGCCCGCGGATACGAGCACCTTTCACGTCGACACAGGGTGCGTTCGCTTCATCTCGGAGGAAGTTCCCTGCACGGCTGAGCCCGACTCATTGAATTTGCTCGCAACTACATAATGGCGTTCGTCACAGGAGAGCGCGTGTCTGCAGTGATTGCGAAAGCGTCCCCCTTTTTCTCGTTCCTCATCGGACTGGGGGTCTTTGCTCTGCTCTTTCATCGCTCGTACACCGCGGAAAAGGTCCCTGCGTTGCCGCTCAAAGAGATGGCTGGCAAGGTCGTGCGGAATGACGGCAAGTGCTATCGGTACCGCGTAGAAGATGCATCCTGCGAAAGCTCCTCTCCTTCATAAACAAATGGAAGATGCCACGTCGCTCGATGCACTTCTCCCGTCCCCTCAGGGTCCTCAGTCTCAGCCCCCCATGATGGCCATGCCCAGCATTGCGTCGCCCGGGCACTCTGGAATGGCCCCGAGCTTCAAGCCCAGTCTTCCGGCCATGCGCTTTCTCTTTGCGAACACCACCCTCTACCTCGCCATCTTCCTCGCGGGGGCCATCGTCTCGCTCTCAACGCCCCGCAACCTTCTGCTTCAGTATATTCCAAACGCCTACACGTCGGGGGGTGTTGTCAGCTGGACTGGCGCAGCGATTCTCGGTGCAGCGACGGTTGTCCTCACGAATCTGCTGAATACATTTTTGTCGGGCTTCCTTGGCTGAGAGTAAGGCCTTGAAGATTTGGGTCATGAGATACACCTTCCGCGCCTGAATGGCCTTGTCGGGATGGGGCTGCTTCGTGAGTCCGAGAAGAAGATGTTCAATGCGAATCAATTCATCGTCCAACCGATGCTCGTCCAGCACTTGCTCGACGTAGCCATCAATGTCCATTGAAAACAGATGGGATTCTATCTAGAGCCATCCGTTTCCATACAGCATGGAGTCATTCTTGTCCCTTGGATTCAGCGCGCATGAGGTTGCACTGCTCGCCGATGCCCACCAGGCCATTACCAAGTCGGACATGTGGGAGTACATGCGTCTCCCGAGTACACCTGGCAAGGATGGGTTTATGTTCAGTTCTGCGATTGAGCTTGCCCTGATTAACGCCGAGATGAAGGCCTCGCACAGCGGGGCGTCGTATGCCTGGACGATGCGCCATATGGAGCGGATTGCAAAGGACGGGATGACCCCCTGGGCCAACGCCCTTCGTGCGGCGCAGGCCCTGGAGCAACTCCGGCACGAGGAGGCCCTGACACGCATCCGAGCGGAACGCGCGTGTCCGTGTCGCGTGGACAAGGGCTTGACGTCCGGCTGGTGTGGAGTCGCTGGAGGTGGTGTCCCTGCGTGCGACCATTAAAAGCCAAGCCTCTCTGGTTCTGGAATGCTCGTCCCTGTCCCGGACTACCTTCGTCAGCCTCCCGCCTACTTTCATACCCGCATTCTCGTGGGTCCGGGGGCCTTTCTCACCCCGAAATTTGTGTTTGAACGAGGCATTACGCATGTCATTAATTGTGCCTTTCCAAAGGATAGCCCTGCCTGGTTCGCGAGCAAGTTTCCGGACAAGTATCTCTGTCTCAGTGCGCCCGACACTCTGACGCACTGGATTTTGGACTGGTACCCGCAGTTTGAGCAGACCCTCCAGTCCTTTTTGCGTGCGCCTGGAGGCGGGGTTGTCTACGTCCACTGCCAAGCCGGAATGAACCGGAGCGCCTTCCTCGCGCTCGCCTACGTTTGCTCACGCTTCCACATGGATGGCGAGACAATGCTGGAGGCGTTCAAACGGCAACGTCCTTGCATGTTTCAAAATCAGGTCTACAGGGGGCAGGTGTTGAACTTTCTAAATGGATGTCTTTCGCGTTCGGAAAATCCGGGACAGTCCGTCCGGGGGACAGACGACGGGAACGCTGGACTCCGTCCACCGGGATGTGGTTCAGACTCTGCGGGAGTTGATGTCGACGCAGGACGAACGTCAAACGGAAGTGACACAGCTCAAGGCTGAGATTTCTGAGCTGTATTCGGCGAATACGATGGAGGCGGTCGTTCGGGCCACCCATCTGCAGACAAAGCTGCGGGAGCTGGACGCCGACGAGACGCACGTGGACCCTGTCGAGGACTACTACATGAAAAACGCGGACCTTCTGCTGGACTACTACAAGAAGCAAGAACCCACAGCCCTGCAGACGGGACCGCGCGATGCGAGCACGTTCCTCAAGTTTTTTGCCAATGCGGCAGCCGGAGAGTCCGGACCGACGCGCAAACAGATGTTTGACGAGTACGTCCAGCGGATGAGGCTCTCGGCCGGTCCCGAGATGACGCAGCAGTTGACGGAGCACTGCCTGACCTGCAATGTGGCCCGGGAAGAGATTCCGTCGGAGGGCATTCTCGTCTGCCCCAAGTGTGGGTCCGAAGAGTATGCCTTGGTGGTGAGCGACTTCCCGAGTTTCCGGGACCCGCCCAAGGAGCGGAACAACTATGCGTACAAAAAGATTAACCATCTCAATGAGATTCTGAATCAGTTTCAGGCCAAGGAATCCACCATCATTCCCGAGGATGTGATGAATGAGGTCATTCTCGAGCTGAAGAAGCGCCGGATTACAAACGTGGCGGATTTGTCGGAGGAAGACATACGCCAGATTCTCAAGAAGCTCGGGCGGTCCAAGTACTACGAGCATCGGACCCACATTCTCAGCCGCCTGAACGGCAATCCTCCGCCGACGATTACGCCCGAGATTGAGGAGAAAATTCGGGCCATGTTCCAGGAGATTCAGGCTCCGTTCCTGCTCTACTGTCCCGATGACCGCACGAACTTCCTCAGCTACTCCTACATTCTGTACAAATTCTTTGAGCTCCTCGAGCTGGACGAGTATAAGATTTACTTCCCGCTGCTCAAGTCCCGCGACCGTCTCATCGCGCACGACACCATCTGGAAGAAGATTTGCGACTACCTGCAATGGGAGTTCATCAGCAGCGTCTAAGACGTCAGCGGGTACGTCCCACTCCCCGAGATGTCATCGTCATCCCGTCCCTTGAAGTACGCTTGGAAGACCTTGTTCCACTTCGGGTCCACCCACTCGTAGACTCCGTCGCTGTTGGTCTCCAGCATGTCGCGAATGTCGCCCTTGACATCGAGCAGTTTGTGCCGCTCCGCATACTGACGGTTCTTCCGCGCCCCGTGGTAGAGGTGCTGAACGGTTCCCTTCCGAAAGGTAATACGAGGGCGAGGCAGCTTGCAGTAGTCCTCGTAAGAGGCCTTCATCGCCAGAGGCAGAGACTTGAAGCCCGGAGGGAACTCCTTGTTCAGCCAATGCGCGGTGGACAGTGTATCGCCGCTGCCTGAGACGGCCCAATCATAGAAGCCGACCTTGCGATACCACTCGCGACGGAAGGCCCACGCAAAGCCCGGGTGATAGGTGAAGTCCCATTTGGTCCCCGGCATCTTGACCACAGACTGCCGACGAACTTCGGCCTTCTTGTAGGAGAGGTCCAGCC